CCAGGTCGAGGCGCCGTCACCCGAGTTCAGGGTGCGAGCCGCGTTGAACAGGCTGGTGTCCTTGATGACTGCCAGCGCGTAGCCGGCGTCGTCGGTGTAGAACTTGCGCATCGAGGCCAGCGCGTGAACTTCCGCGATGTCTTCGATCAGTCGCGAATACTGGAAGTGCGCCGTGAGGGAAACCGTCACGCTCGCGCCCGCCGCAGTCTGCGTGGTCACGATGGTGTCGGCTACCTTCGCCACGGCAACGCCGCGGTCGGGCTTCGGCAGCTTGACCGTGTCGCCCTTTTTGCCCTTCACATTGATCTTGCGAACGAGCGAGGCGAGCACGACTTGCTTCTTGTGCGCGGCCATGATCTCGTCCATCCACAGCGTCGGCACGAAACCGGCGGTTGCCAGGTTCGCGCTTACGACGTTGTCGTCACCGTATGCCATTGAAAATTACCCCTTGAGGTTGGTTGGTTGAGGAAAAGGAACTGCAAACGTGTCGCGAGCTAGGTCTTGTCGGCGATGACGCGCCGGGACTATCGCTGGAGACCGCTTTTCCCTTGACACAAGCCGGGGGCGGGCACTGGGTGGAACGTCGGGGAAGTGCGTTCTTGTCCGACGGGTGAAGCTGGAGCGGCGGGCGGGATTCGAACCCGCACGATCGGTTTGGAAGACCGACATGCTGCCGTTGAACATCACGGCCGCTCGGGATGGTTGCAGGGGTGGGGTTTGAACCCACGGCCTCCGCGGTATGAGCGCGGCCCTGCCGGGCTGAACTACCCTGCTACCACCAATATACCACAACTGTTCCGACTGTTACCGCACGCGGTTCTCGGCGTACGCCAGCGAAATTTCATCCGCCAGCATCTCGTAGCGCTCGGGGTCGGTTTCCATCAGCCGGATCACGTCCGAACGACGGAAAATCTTCTTTCCGCCCGAGGGCTTACCGGCACCGGAGGCGCCGGCGGTGGGCACGGCGGCCGCGCTCGCCGAAGCGACTGCCTTGGCTTTGCGGGCAGCGGCGAGCGTCGCCGCGGCTGCGCTGACTTCGGCCGCGGTGGCGCCTGCGGCAGCTGCCGCCGGCTGTGCGGCTGTTTCGCCGGCCTTGGCCGCCGGCTGTTTGGCGCCGCGGAGCGCTTTCCACGTGCTGAACACTTCGTCGCCGGCGTGGAAGTCGTACGCCTGGTGCGCGCGCTGCAGGAGCGAGCGCCGAATGGGCGATGCGGACACCCACTGGCGGAACTCGGGATCGCGCAGGATGTCCGGCGCGTCCGGGTGCGTCCGGTTGAACTGCTCGGTCGCCGCCGTGGCGCGCGACGCGGCCTGCTCGGCAGCCCCGCGACCCAGCGTCTCGCGGATTTCCTTGATAAGCGGGTGGTTTTCGATCGCCTTGCCGACGGCGTCGTACGGCTTGGCGAAGAACGCCGACTCGTCCTGCGGCTCGGCCGCGGCGGGCGTCGCCGGCTTGGCGGGCTCCTCGGTCTTGCGGCCGCGCAACGCTTCGAGGCTCGCCTTGATGGCGAAATCCGCCTTCTGGCGCAGCTCGCCCAGCTCGGACCCTTGGCGCCCGATCACCTGGTGGGCGTCCTGGTACATCTTGACGATGTCTTTTTTCGACTTGCCCCGGAACTGTTCGGGGACATCTTCGTCGCCGGTCGGCTGCGCGGCAGCTGCGGCGGGCTTGGCGGCGGCCTGCGCCGGGCCGGTGGTCGTCTTGCCGAGGTCGTTGAGGTCTGCAAACTCGACGGTCTCCGCGCCGGCAGCGGGTGTTTCCGCTTCCAGCAGGGCGGTGTCGGTGTCTTCGAGGACGCGGGCGTCCGGTTGGATATCGCTCATTTCGTTACCTTTTCCTTCGCTCAAGGGGGTGGTTGCTACTCGCTCTGGCTTCCCCATTCAGGGCCAGCGCGTTACTTGTACGTGCCGTGCTTCTCTTGGTTCTTGCGCTCTTGCGCCATGTGGCTCTCGCGCCGCTTCTCCCACGCCATAGCGGCGCCGGGGAAGTCGCCTGTGAAGCCTTCGAGCTGTGCGCGCGGCGCGGCGACTTGGCGCAGCGCGAGCGCGTCACAGTCGGGACAGTTGACCGCCGGCGTGCCGACCTCGACGAAGTGCTCGCTGATGTGACCGCGGAAACAGCGATAGTCGTAGACCCGGGTGCCCATTACGCGACCACCTTCGCGACGCCGCCGGTCGGCGCTTCGGCTTCGCCTTCCTGCTCCTCGATCGCTGCCGTGTAGCCCGCTTCGCTGCGCGCCTGGTGCGTGAGAATCTGGTTGATGACGTTCAGCTGGCCCTTGCGGAACCACAGCTCGTCGTGGTTTTCGACGTCGTCGACCCGGTTGTAAATCTCCTTGAGTCGGGCCATGTCTTCGGACAGGACGCGCCAGCCGTCGGTCGGGTACATCGCGAACAGCGCCTGGAAATACTCCTCCAGCTCTGCGTCCTTCAGGTTCTTCAGTTCCACAGCTCGCTCCTTTTCGCTCAACAGTTAGGTGGGGGTGGGCCTTGCGGCCCGGCGATCGGACTGGGAGCGAATCAGCACGCCCGCCATCCCCCGTTTTCGGTTACTCGACGACTTTTGCTTGGCTGCCGGAGAACATCTTCGGCCGCGCGGCCTCGCGCGCCGCGGCGACTTGCGCCACGGCCTCGTGCCGGCGCGCGGCGTGGTCGACGGCGGCCTCGTGTCGGCGCGTGACGTGGTCGACGACGGCTTCACGGTGACGTGCACGCTCGTCAGCCTGCGCTTTCGCGCGCTCCGCCCGGGCGCGCACGGCCTCGGAGGCGACCGCGCCAGCCGTCTTGATCGCCTCGGTCTTCACCTTGGCGTCAGCCGACTGTCCGGCCTGGATGTGCGCGATGCGCTCGTTCGATTGGACGTCTTCGAGGTTGATGGCGCGGTCCACCAGCGCAAGGCGCCGGTCGAGCACGCGCTCCTGGTTCTCGCCGGCCGCGTAGATGCCCTTCGTCGCGAGTTCGACCTGCTTGAACTGGGGCTCCAGCTGTTCGTTCTGCGCCTTCGCGTTCTGCAGATTCGCGCGGCTGTTCAGCTCGCCGATCTTGGCCTGGGTCTCGGCAATCGCCAACTTGAGCTGGACCTGCATCAACTGTTGCTGCAGAGGGTCGATGGCTTGTTGGGTCTGCGCGTTCTCCATCTTGGCCGCGTTGCCGATGGATTCCTCGATCATTTGCATGATGTCGGCACGCTTGGTGAGGCCGGTATTCGCGACCACGCCCATCAGAAGCAGCTTGTACTCCTTGCTGGTCGGGTCCATGGTCTGCATCAGCGACACCAGCTGCTGCGACTCGTACTCGCGCTGCAAAATGCCCATGGTGGACGCGGTATTGAACGTCCAGTTGAGCGGCTTGTAGCGCGTCGGCGAAAACTGCATGTTCCGCCACATGATCTTGCGCAGCGCGGGCACGTAGAACTTCTCGATGAAGTTCATCAGCGTCCGCTTGTGGCGCTTGACGATTCCGGACAGCATCATCGACACGGCGCCGGGGCGCGCGTCTCCGCCGGCGCGCTGCGCTAGCGAAATCACGTCCAAGGAGCCGGTCGCGCGCTGAACCATCTGGTCCAGCTGTTGGGAGTGCGTGAACGTGCTCTGGTCGAGCTGTCCGAAGTGCAGCGGGCTGAGAATGTTCTTCGGATCGCCGTTGGTCAGGATGGATTTGCCCGGTTTCACAGTCAGCTGGAAGCCGCGCGGCAGTTTCGACGCGTCCATCGCCATCATCGGGGCGGAAACGAACGCCAGGGCGTCCAATCGGGCGCGCAGCTCGGCGTCGAGCACGCGCTGGGGCACTTGGCCTTTCTCGCACACTCCCCGGCCCCAAAAACGGCCCGGAACGATGTCCCAGGGGAAGGCTACGACGGGGCGATCTTCCATCACGTAGGGCGTGGCGGCCGCTTTCAGGCACACGCTGCCGTTCGCGATGACGACGATGGCCTCGGTCATCTCCGCGTCGACGGGCTCGACCGATTTTTCTCCAGAAACGGCCTGCTCGCTCTCGTTTTCGCCCGGAAACAGGTCTTGCGTCTCGCCTTCGGCTGCGTCGAACGTCGCGTCAAGCGCGGCGCCCTCGGAATCGGGGAAAAGGTCGACGGTTTGGCCCTTCGGGTACAGCAGATGCGACGGCACCAGGCCGTAGTAGCGCAAAATCTCGACTTTGTCGTGCACGTACTCGTTTTCCAGCTGTCGATCGGCGGCCAGCTCGGTGTCTCCCGAGGCGGTCCCGACTTCGACCTTGCGGTAGTCGCCGGCTTTCTGCCCGGCGGCGACGATATGCGCCCCGACGTACTCCTCGATCGCGACGCCGAGCGACGTGTCGATGGAGCGCGCGGTCGGCTCGATCAGGAAGTTGCGCGGGTTCACGCTCTGCATGGTCGCGAGCGTCACTTCGGTCACTTTCACGACCAGCTCGGGCGGCGTGCCGGCCATCTGCTGGAACGCAGCGTTCGTTTCGATCACGATGTCGCGAAGTTTGAACTTCGTCATCGTGATTTCGCCGATGCCGGAGCCGTACACGGCACCGTTAATCAGCGCTTCGCCCATCGACGAGCGGAATTCGAGGCGGTCCAGGTCTTCCTTGAGCCGCGCCTTGTTGTCGTCGGTGACTTTCTTCATCTCCGGCGTGTCGTCGTGCTCGCCGCGCATGTCGAACAGGTCGCCGCGGCCCCACAGGGCTTCCTCGACTTCGGCGACGACGTTCTCCACAGCTTCGCCGAGCGCCGGCGTGACCATGGTGGCCTTTTCCGACTTGCGGTTCTTGTCTTCCGGCGACCACAGCCCGCGCCACAGGCGCTCGTACTGGTCCCACAGGATTTCGTAGTTCTGCTGGCGGTGATCGCGCCACTGCTTGGCGCGGTTCATGATCCACGACGTGAGATCGTGCATCTCGTCCTTCGGCTTCCCGTCGGGCAAGCCAGCCTGCGCATCGCGCGGGTCGTCGACGACGCGCGCATTCCCTGCGGGCAGGCTGGGCTTCTGGTCCATGTCCATTTACACTCCGAGTTCCGAATCCGTTGGCGTCCAGTAATCTTCGTCTTCCACGTGCGCGAAGCGCGAGAACACGCGCGAGGCAGCGAGCTGTGGCACGTACGCAAGGCAGTCGAGCGCGTCGTCGTGTACGAGGGGCGACGGGAAGTTCAAAAACTGATCCTTCACTTCGCGCATGTGCGGGCCGGTGCGCCAGAGGATTTTCTTATGCTCCATGCGACCTTGCAGCGCCCAGCCGATGCGCTCGTTCTTGGTCTTGTTCTCGTGCGACAGCGGCTCGATCGAGATGGGGATGTCGCGCTTCGCCGCCTC